TTTGAATTAACAACTATATAAACACAATTATTTACAAAGTTATTAACAATTTAAGTGTTAAGAAGGGGGTTTACTAGAAGTAAATAGAGATAAGTAATACTATAATTATTATAGATAAATACAATAAAAATAGCTTAAAAGCAGGGTTTTTTTGCATTATAAGGGCATTAAAAGATTAATAGGTGTATCACCACCCAAGACTACTCCACAGGCAATAGAAGGCTTTTTACCTCGTTTAGCGTAAGCCATAGCATAAGTGTCATGGTCTATACCACAACCCACCTGCATACCAAATACTCTAAAGTTTTGACCTACATAGTGTTCTATGTAGCATTGAGTATGTAAATGACCCTGAACCGTGTTCATCATATCTGCACGACATTTGGTTCTTGCTGTTCCTGCTTCACCATGAATATATTGAACACCATCTATTTCTAATCTATCTACAAATTCCCAATTAGGAACTTCTAAGACTTCTTTATAAGATTTTATCCATTTACTAGGTATTAATGATGTTTGTGCTTTACGCATAATCATTCTATCGTGATTACCAACAATAACAGTTGCTTTAGGGAATGCTTTATACCATCTTGCTATCTTTTTAATGGCATACTCTAGTTCTTGCTTCCCTGTATATTCTGCTTCTATATCTATCTCATGAAAACTCGTATAATGATTATCTATGATGTCGCCTATGTAGATTACTTGATTACAATTCCAAGTGTCGTATTGTTCTTGACAAAATTCTAAATAGCCATCTTTACAAAACGGTTCATGAAGGTCACCGATAACTAGGACATTCCTAGTCTCGGTTTCCCTCATTTTTTTAAGTGCCACTATTTCGTGCGGCTTTAATCTGTATCTATTATTTTCTCGCACTATCAGCGATTCCCTGTCCAACCACTAAAGTAAGACAAGCATAAAATAGATTAGATGCAGTTGTTTCATCAACTCCTAAATATTGAACTAACATAGGAATTACAATAGAACTTACTGCATACCAAAACTTCTTGGATTTCATCATTGTTAAAATAAGCCAATTTTTCATTTGTTTAATTTTTTAAAGTTATTATTAAAGTTTATAAGATAGTCCTACATTAAAAGAACCTTCATCATCTTTAGTCGTATAATTTGGTTCTACATAAAGTTCATTCCAAACTTTAAGCGACATTCCTACCCCTAAAGTCAGATTGTCTGCTGCGCCTTCAGTAGGTGCTTGAACTGACAAATACATATCGTTGCTCAAACTGTATCTACCTATAAAATCATAGTCATCACCATTCTTTTGAAAGCCTACCATTACATCATCATTTACTTGGTAGCCCAAAGCTAAGTTGTTAGTGAAGTTATCTGTACTCCAACTATCATTTTCATTTGGCGTTGTTACATTACTCATTATTGAGAATTGTGCTGATGCACTTAAACAAAATAATGCTATTACTGTTGTCAAAATTGTTTTTTTCATTTTATCTATTTTTGATTGTTAAATTAATATTAGTGCCGCCCAAATTTATGATTTCTTTTATAAGTAAATCCATAGCTAAAGTTGAATTATGAACAATGTCTTGTTGAGTGCCTTGTCCTACTAGAATACACCCCCTTGTATCTTTAGCTGAATTTCCTCTATGAAATAATATGTATGAACGGTCTTTTACATCTTGAACTAAGAGGTGCAAATAATCTCTTGTTGCACTTTCTCTTGGATATCTTAATCGTACTTTGTATTCACCCGCAGGAATACATGAGATACTTCTTTGGTTATCTCTATATGGCAATTCTAATGTATCACACATTCTTTCACCATTTAAAAACAATTCACCAATTGTACTTTCATCAGTAAATGTGTCTCTAATTAATAATAAGTTAATATTATTCAAAATAGGTTTTGTAGATTTTACACCCTTTAACTTCTTGAACCAACTCTTTATGAACTTTAGGAGCTTTTTCATTTTTCTTATGGTATTTTGGATTGGTGCTATTTAGTTTTCTTTTTTTCATAAATAAAAAATTTATATATAGTAAACAATATTGCAAGGGTTAGAGAAACAAAGGTAAGAATCTCGTTGCATTGTGTAAGGTTTAACGCAATTGCTGAACTATTTGCTATTCCTACTTGAACTGTGTCTTTTAGGTTCGTCATTTTTATCTATTTTAGGCTGTTTATCCAAGTAGGATTTTAGCTTAGTTATGTTTTTATTTTTTGGTTTGTAGTGTTTCTTCATTATGTTAAATCAGGCGTTAAAAAATCTCTCAATGTTAATTCAGGACCTCTATTAGTTGGTCTTTCAAGATTCATTCCTGCGTAGTAGTTTTCACTTGAAGGGCTAACATCAGCTCCACTATTGGTTGAATATTCAGGGAAACTACTTGTATTGTTTTTTATATAGTCAATTAGTCTTTCACGATAATAACTAGCAGTATTCATAATTTCCTCTCTAAGATGTTGGGCTTCTTCTGTACTTAAAGCTGTTCCTGTTTCTGAGTTTTTAGAATATATATTACCATTCTCTATCTTAAACCGAAGATAAGGAATAGCATGATATAAAGTATATGCAGGAAGCATATCGCCAATATAGTCATCTACTAAAGTTTTATAAGCACCTGCTAAAGTTCCTGCTGTAATTTCATCTTTAAGTTTCTGAGTTAAATCTGTTCCAAGTGCAGTTTCAACATAAAGCTTTTGTGCTTCCCTTACTGAAAAAAGCAATAAATTGTCATCAACATTAAGATTAATTGCAGTTGAATCCTTTAATTTCTGTTCTGATATAAAAAGTACATAAGCCATAATTATCTAGGGTTTAAATATCCGTTATTTTTCATTCTTTGGGGTGGGGTTGCTACTAAGTTGTCATTCTTTTGAGCAGTAAACCCTTCTGATATTGCTTTAGTATAACCTATCATTGTATCATCATTAATGTTTCCTTCATAATATACAGAAGCATCATCAGACGCAGGAGCACGGTACACTTGACGCAACCAAAAATGTCTACATTCAGGTCCGCCTTTGTAAAACCAAATTGAATAAGTAGCAGCACCACGAGGTCCAAATCCTGCATTGACAGCCATACTTCCCATTCTAACCACATCTTCTTTACGATATACCTTTTGTGCTGAAGTCATTAATCTGCAAAAATCTCTACTTGTGCCTGACTTGTTTACTAAGAAGTTGTCAGTTGTATAAACATATCTTACTTTGTAGAAAAATGTGCCTGACTTATTAAGCCCATCTTGCTCACTTCTTGCATTAGGATTTGCCCTACCTGTTGATGCTAGTTCTAATTTTTCCCCTTTTATATTATTAAGTTCAGCTTCAAAGTCAAAATCTTGGTGTTCTCCGTCTACTATTTCTTCATGAACTAACTCCCAATCTTCAGGAATATCCTCTAGGTTTTCAATAAACTTAGAAAGTTCTGTTGCTTCAGCGTGTCCTTCACAAGCCATATAAACAGTTTCACCCTCTAGTTCGTGTTCGTGATACCCTTCACAACCTTTTGTCTTTGCGTGTTCTTCTGCTTCTTCTATTGTGCTAAAAACAGGCTGCCCATCAATCATTCCAACTTTAGAAAATTTAACATCTTGTTCAACAGTTGATTCATCTTCACCAAGAGGTGCTAGTCCAATCGCTTCTCTAATTTCGTCTTGCGTTGTAACCTCTCTTATCGTTTTAGAATCAAATTGAACTGTAATAGGTTTTAATTGTACAAATTCTACTTCTAAGTCCATATTATTTACTGAAAAAATAGTTTGTAAAGTGTCTAATATGTTTAATTGGAAGGGACGAACCACTGTATTAAGATAAAAATTAGCAGCGTTTATAAGCTCGTCTGTATTTGAACTGAACCCATTAGTGCTATCAACACCCATAAGTGTCTTAGAAGTCACCCTATGCCCTGTGAGAATGTTTTGGACTAGAAGTTCTTGGAGTGCCAAATACTGTTTGTCTGCGTCTGATACGCTAATAGGTGTTATTTCAGGTGTTCTAGTTTTATCATCTGAGAATGTTAATATGAACTTTCCTGAGTTTTTAGCACCTGTAAATTTTTGTGCAAGGCTTTGTTCTATTTGATTTCTTTCTTCTGCTGTCGGTATTCCATTTGCAAATGAAATAAAGTAAGAACCACTAAAACCGTTCTGTATATTGTTTAAATGAAACTCAGCCACTCGTTGGTCTACTAAAGCCCAATTACAAGCAGCTAAATAGTCAGGTGTATGGTAGATGTCCATATTAGGGCTGTAAGAACCTGTATAAAGTAATTGACTACCTGCCGTTCTATCGTTAGCATTAAAAGCTGCAATAGGATAAGGCTTGTTTTGTCTAGTGTTAGCCCAATCTGCACTAATATAATAAGTATCTACTTTACCCATTTCATTTGGTCGTCCTGCTCTTACTCTTTCAACAGGGACATGGTAGACCTCAGCGATTTCTGTTCTTTCACGATTCCAAATAATGTGTAAAGCGTAAGCTCCTTGAAGTTTAAAATCAAAAGCTACTTTCTTAATTACTTGATGTAAAGATTCTTTAGAATTTGCATGACGCATAAACTTTTTAAGCCTAACATAAGCGTCTAAATTAGTATCTTCGCCTTCAACTATTAAATCTGAACCTGCTATCATTTCTGCTGTTCCATTGATGACAGCCGCATGGGTACTTGAATTATAATATAAATCAATTAAAAACTGAGGATATAGGTTTCTCCAATTATCAGTTCCGTATTCTATATAGTCTCGTCCTCTAACCTCTTGAATAATAGGAGCTGTTTCTGTTTCTAAATTGATTGAGATTAAATTGTCTTTCATGTTTTATATTTTATATCAAACTAAGTCTAGTATTTACTTCTGCTGTTAAGGCTGCGCTTGAACTACTAAATATCATTACTTCACTAACACTTCCATCATAAGGATTTGTGTCAGTTTTTCTAACTCCTAAATTATCAATATCTGCTGTTCCTGATAAAGTTTCAGTATCAGCTTGTGCTACTCCGTTCCAATGTAAAGTAATTGTTCCACTAGCTCTAGTTAAGACCATATATGCTTTCCCTAAGAAAGTTCCTTCATCTTTACTAATATCAACAGCAGTTGCATTGTCTATTTTTATTCTAATAACACTTGTTGAGAAAAATCTAAAAAATTCTCCATTTGCTGTATTATCAGCTAATAAAACACACCCCCCTGCGGCTAAGTTTAGAGCTACACCAATAGTAAAATCACCTGACAAACTAATTTGTGAAGTTGTTTCCAAATTTTCAGTATTATCAGGGTCAAAAGTTATTACCCCACTATTAGCTCCTGTTCCATTCACAGGTCTTTCACTAAGTGTTCCCTGAACAAAATGATTATCATTCCCCGATTGGTCTTTCCATTGTGAAACTCTATAATTATT